TATTCATGCGCCACAATTATGACACAAAACACTTACGTATTCAACTACTTAGGATTATCTAGCAAGAATTTTAACAACATCACCTTTTAAGTACTGCTGATTTGTTTCAGGTGGTCCACTACCGTAATTTTGAATCGCTAGTCTAACATATGGATGATATCCTGTGATAGTCTCGCCAACTGTTTGAGTTACGCCTGTAGGATAAGGTAAGGCATTGGCATTGCCATAAACAACAGTGTTACCAATACTATAAGCACGTGAAAAGTCTGCAATATTGCTACCTTCTATAGTAATGTTACCACAAAATTCTTCAATGCGATATTGAAGGGTAAGCATTTGCGCATCTTCATTCTTTATTTCACTACTATAATAAGTCTTTGGTTGTGGCTGTGTACTATTGCCACCTTGCATTGCATTACCCTGTGTTGGTCTAGGATGGGTAGGAATAGTTACATCTAATGATGGAAGAACAGCGGGGAATATGCTATCAGTAATAACCAAATCTCCACGTGCAATACCACTTGCATTAGTAAATACTGCAGATCCTGCGGTATCCGTATTAACCCACGGTGTATTGGTTAATTCAATCGTATAGTAGCAATATTGTGGGGGTACTTGATTTACTTCAGATATTGATAATTCTAAATTAAAAATACCTGTAACGGGCAAGTTAGGAGTTAATTGTTTGGTTAATAATAGCTCAGTGCCATTATTGTTTAGAACACGAAAATACAAATACTTTCCTGCCAAATTGATTGGTTTTTGGTCTTGATTAATAAATGCAAATTCAAGCACATTATCAACACCACGATTTAACATTAGTTGTTTAGCATACACAGTACTATATCTCCTTGTTGCAATAGATCCTGCAGAACTTAATAAAACTACATATTGTCTTTGATTATATAAATACATTTGCGTTTGATATGCAGCCACGTTAAAGGTTCCTTTATAGTATATTTATGTCATCAGATTTCTTAAAAAAATTGAGTGCAAACCATCCATTCATAACTGTTTGCGCATATGCAGGACAAGAATACATTGGTGTCATACAAAATCGTGACGATGATGTAACTACTTTTTATGATTACGGAGCAATCATAGAACAAGAACTAAAAAAATTATTTTTAGAACTTGGTGATGTATGGTGGTGGGAAAGTAATCGACTTATACCCATTAACATATTTCTTAAAGATGAATGGTCGCCATTTAAACCCTATCTTAAAACCTTTAATAATAAATCATTAACAATAATACATGGTCCTGCCACTAGTATAAGTGAATTAACCAAAAGACGCATCAAGCGACGAAGTATCACTCTCGTCAAGCGCATGTAATCCCAACTCATCAAGCAAATTCATATGCACTATAACTAAATGTGCATATGCAATACTATGGGATTTCTTAAATGAATATCCGTCATTACCTTGGTCCCATACAGTTAGCGCAACATCTGCCCATGATTTACCAATCAAATGCCGCTTCCCAGGCCGTATCACCGATAAAAACATTGCCATTCTAGGGATTGAATCAATCTCTTGTGGCATTTTAAGCATACTGTCATAATGATCCCCAATATGAATTAGTTTTTGGAAGAATTCTTTTTCCTTTAATCTACTCCATTGTGGATCACGCATTAATTCAGTTAAATGTTCTTCATCACGTACATATTTGTAAATCCATACATTTAAAAAATCTAGTTTAACATAACCACGATTTTCTGCTTCATGATAATTTAGTGCGCTCCAATCATTAATAGGATCATAAGGTATCTCGGTTACGTATACGCCTGTAGGATGCTTACGTAGTTTATTGTTTGATTTAAGGTGTGCAGAAACGTGTCTAATATGTTGCAATATATCATCACGATTTGCAAAATCTATATCAATATCACTTTTGAATTTCATAATTGGTGCTGTACTAATGTGCTTTTAATTTTATTATTAGTGGCTTTTTCACGATATACTTTTATTTTCCATATATCAGGGTTAATATAATCGTAGATAATCTTAACTTGATCATCATTTAACCGTGACAAAAAATCAATGGCAGTATCAGAATTATACAATACCCATGGACTGATCATACCTTGATATATTTTTTGACATAGACGATTTTCATTTAAAAACTTAAATGCGTCTTTAATTTGTATATTTTCATCACGACACATTTCTTCTAATGTGCCCAAACTACGATTTGTGGCATCATCAACATCTTCGGTTTTTAAATAATCGATTAAAAACTTAGAATATTCCTTATCACTACACCATAAATTAATTGGCACTTTATGTGAAATGAGATAATCAATAAAGTAATGAATGTTAATGACGTTAGTGTTTAAACAGTAGGTAGCAAACTGCATGAATGCCATATAGTATGGGCTACGTGTAAAATCAATATAATCTGTCTTTTTAGTTGATGGGTGATGTTTGGTGAAATAAAATTTCCACGCACCATGCGCATAACGATTTACTTGCATGTCACGTTCTAACCACCTACGTTTTGGTTCACAAAGATGCTTAATGAATAATTTTTCTCTGACAAAAACTTTATTACAAAATTCACATGTATTATTTGCCACACTGTTGCTCATACTCTGCTAATTCCTCATCAGTAACATGTTTAGATAAAATTTCAATATCAATTAATTTCATTGATGGAAATAATTGTGCTAATCGATACTTCTTATTTTGCTCAGTAGATAATTGTGTACTTAACTCACGAATAGACACAGTATCTGCAGTATTATATATTTTACTCAAATAATCCGAAAAATCTTTTGATTTACTATTGGTTTTTAATTCACTAATTTTATTGCTTAATTGTGGTATCCATTGGTGAAATTGTTTACCCATATCAGGACTAACTATACATAACATTAACCACTGCAATTTTGGATGACGTTGTACATACTCATTAAACACATGCTTATTGGCAAATTCTTCAGTTGCTAGTACGTAATACTTACCAACCTCACCCTGTTTTTTGATTGAACTAACCCAATGCAACATCATGTAGGGTACAAACTTCTTTTGTTGTTCCTCAGTTAAGCTATCAAAATATCCGTAGTCTTTGCGATCTAATGCGTCGAGTGCGGCAAATAGATCAAAGTCAACATTTTGTAATTTTAAATCAGAATCCTTCATTTGAGCCTAATGATAATGTTAGTAATGTCATTTCTTCCTCGTTACTGACCACATAATAAAATGTTTCTAAGTACATATCTTGAGTCACCCTAAAAGTAGTAACGATTGTTTTACCTGTTTTTTGTTTATACCAATCTCTTGTAGTTTTACAAACTAAAATGAGGTTAGGATCATCTATGCATGCTATCTCAAAGTCTTTTTTAATCCTATGATATTCATGTCTAGGAAGTTCAAACATTAAAATGCCTGTTTATAATCTACAATTTCACTATTACGACTAATTTCTTTAACAAAGTATATACAACGTGGTTTTTCCCCATCATCTATTGGTACACAAAGAAATTGACCGTTCTTTAACCTTGGTGCAAACCAAGTAACATCATGATATATATCAATAATTTCAATGTCAAGAAAGGTTGGTCTAAACCCACTAATAGGATTAAATTGAAATGCTTTAAATCCACGATCATTAATGCTTGTTAGTGGTACAGTTTCAAGATCACCAAACTCAGGTTCGCCAATCAATATTTGCCAATCTAAGGGCATCTTAATTGTTATATCATCAATGCGCAATACAAGCGCAGGACTGTTGAATGATTCTAAAAAGATTAACGGAATAAAAAAATAATCGACTGCGGTAGGATTGCTATTGTCTAGTATAGCAAACCGTAGATCATCAATTTCTTCAGGTAAATTTTCCAAATTAAATTTAACATCATCCAATAATAGTATGTTCATTTATAGTTCAACTTTTCCATTGTAAAAGGATAATTCGCTTCTTTGTAAAATGCTTTTCGCTGTGTCAAATGACGTTTAGAAAATTTACAACTTGAAGTAATATCCCATATTTGCACAAAATCTTTATCTTCAGCTTTGCGCAATCCACGCCCAATACTTTGTATTACACGTACGAAACTCTTACCTGGCTCGATAAAGACTAAATTAAAAATTCTTGGTATGTTAATACCTACTGCTGCTACACCATAGGTTGCAACAATAATTTTCTCATCTTGCACCGCAACCTCTGCATATTCTTCTTTACGTTTTTTATTGCTAGTTGTACCACTGACAAATACTGAATTAGGTAAACGTTTTACTAACTCTTTTCCTGCTGTAATACGATCTACCAATATAAGAGTATTACCACTTTCCTTTATTTTGTCAATAATATTGGCAATTTCATCCAACCTATTATCTTGTTCTAGTAAATATTTCAATTCACTTTGATAATTCTTAAACAGTGAATGATCTTGTAATTGTACTACGTGCACATGGCAGTTTGCCAATACCCCACGATCTTGTAAATCAGTTGCAGCTAGCTTATTAATAACAGGTCCAATACAAGTTAACAATGCCTCTGACGCAAACTTTTCTTTTGGTACTGTTCCTGTTAATCCCCATCGTATAGCTATTTTAGACATAGACCCACTTAACATTGATTTAAGCACATCTGCTTTAGCCATATGGCATTCATCAATAATCAATGCTACCACATCTTCAATAAATTCTTGTATCGTAATGTCACCAACACCATCTTGAGTATTTTTAATAATATTGTTTAAGCTTTGCCAAGTAACAATAGTATGTGTGCGTCCTAATTCTTTTCTGTCTCCAAAATATACACCAACATCTAAGTTTAAATTCTTATAATCTTCTTCAGTTTGTGTTACTAATGACTTGTTTGGGACAATAACCAAAGTCCTACCAAATGCCTCACAACTATGACTTAATGCTGCTGTAATCAATGTTTTACCCGCACCTGTGGCAATCTCTTGCACACATTGTGGATTGGCTAGAAATTGATTAGTTATTTCAATTTGATAATCACGTAAGATAATAGGTTCGCCTACTTTAGGATGACCTGTAGGCCATACATGACTTGCAAAAGTCTGTTCAGTTACACTGTTAAATGTAAACGATTGCTTGTAATCACGTATATCATCAAGCTCAATATCATATCCACGTTCTTCAAGATATGGAATAATTTGATCAAGCAGGTTGATATACGTACTACCCCCTAGTTGGAAATAGGATACTTTCCCGCTCCAACGACCGAGTTTGACTGCTGGCATGTATCGTGCGCCTGGCATCTCGTACTCAAATCGTTTTACTAAGGTTTTTCTGTCATCTAGATGAAGTCCTTCTATTTTTACGTTGACTTCATCTTTTACAATAATTTTGGCAGTAGGCATGTGTTTATATATTTATAATCAGTATAACTTAAATTCTTGGTATGTCAATAAAAAAGGAGTAATTGGTTACCCAATTACCCCAACTTACTACAGGAGATATCTTAACGATTCTTGTACATCAAGGTACGCTCAACAACTTGTTTCCAACGATCACCCTTACGTACCATATAATCAGCAACATATACAAAAGTACGTAAACTAAACGACTTAAATTTTGTTGCGTTGGTTTCAATGTAAGCAAACAACTCATCAACTTGTTCAGCGGTTAGGTCAAAGTTAGCGAAGAAACCACCATCATTTTGCAAATCCTCATGTAATTGTTTAGCACGTAGCACAATGTGTCTTGCTGATGAACACTGTACTTCAATAGATTTCCAACGTGTTTCCATCGCTTGTAGGTGATTCTTTAAATTTGAATCACGCATTTTGTTTAAATCAAGGTTAGTGATAAAAATCAGGTTACCCTTGAACACAAAACTTTCAGGAATATCTTCCCTACGTAGTTGCGCACTGTTTGAGCGAATGTTTATTCTACGTTCTCCTGTGGTTGCTAGTGCTGCTTTGAGCAAGTTTAGCATTTCAGGATTAAAGAAAATTGCATCACAGTCATCAAACACTGTAATATAATTTGCATCACTACCTTCAAACAAGATTTTGTACAGGTGTACGGGTGAATCACCTAGTGAACCACGTATGATTTGAAACTTTTCACGTGTACCACCAACATTCGTAAATGTTGCGTAACGGTCAAGCACTGATTCTACGATATGGGTTTTACCGCTACCACCCCCACCGCAAATGAATAATCCACCTTTTTCTTCACCACGTAGCATATCTTCAATATGCTCCTCAAGGTTTTCAAAATCTTCTCTAAACCATTGCTTAATTTGTTCATCAGTGGGTTCAGGCTTTGCAACAGGTTCATCTGCTGTAAATTTTACAGGTGCTTTTTTAGGCACTGTAACAGTATTATTATCAGTTATTTCACAATTAGTTACCACAATAGTAGGTTTCTCCGAAATTTTTCCGCTTGGTTTCACCAACAAGCGATCTTTATTTAGTACAACATATTCGTTGGGACGGGTACCTGGTTGGTGAATTTGAAACTTAGTACCGCTAGGAATAGGCTTATCAAAATACTGACCTTCAAACACAGTAATAAACTTGGGCATCTTTAGCTCCGTTGTTTGTCAATCGATTTGAGTAGTATAGCAGGGTGTTGAAACTATGTCAACTAATTAATGATGCGAATTGTGGCTTAGATTTTATGTATGCAATGGCACGATCAATATCATCTTCACTAACACCTTCCATACTGTATATGTATGTAGCTTCATCACGTGATATTGGATATAATTGTAGTTTTTTTACATCATTGTTAAAAAAGCAATTATCAGGAGGGGAATCATGAATACCGTCAACATCAATCCATTTATTACTATTAGGAATGGTTACTACAACATGGCAGTATTCAATAACATCTTCTTCGTCAAAATCGTCATAATAAGTCCCACCCCAAGCAGCTAGTGGATAATTAGTCAAATCATGTAAAGCAATCGCAAATGCATCGCACATACCACTTCTATATAACGATGCGTCTGACTTTTGTTCTAACAATTCAACGATTTTCATGTTAATATTTATCAATTAACGAATACTGTAAGGGTCAAGAAACACTCGTCCATCGTTAGTAACATACAAATACTCTACATTAGGAACATTACCTATAGGGCGATAATAAGCGATTTCACCATCATGTCCATCTTCATCATAAAGTACATCGTAGCAATCAACTTGCTTAAAACGTACTTCTTTACCTGTATGATGACTAGTTACAAAAAACTGTTGCGGGAATTTACCACCGAAATACGTATTAGATAAACCTAAAACTTTATTTGTTTTATCAAAGTCACAATATTGAAGGGGTATACGTTGAAGGTCCATACTTGCGTCCTTTGTTAAGATACAAGTATGATATATCTAAATTGATACTCTTGTCAATACTTTCTTTTTCTGTGGTTTTAATGATACACTAAAATGTGTCGCTTGTGGTTTTTTTACAACTTTGTCTGCAAGGTATTGATACTTAGCACTAACCTCAGCTTCTTTTAAAATTTGTTTCACTGTATTAAATTTGTCCATTGGAATACGATAAAACCCACGATCTAACAAATGTTCTGCTAATTGTTGATCACCTGACAACCCTATTGCTTGCCATAGTGTAAAGTTGTTTTTAATGGTTGATGATTCAATATGTGACATAATTACCTCTATTTTAATAATGAAAGTTCTTGATCCATACTACGACCATGCTCGTTACGTGGTCCTGTCCATACGTTAGTCTTGGCTTCACCTGTTACACGATTAGCCCATAGTTCACAAAATGCACTATGTGGGCTAGTATCATATGTTTTACCGTTTTCATGGCAAATAAATGAACCATCTGCGTTTACAGTGAAACTAACTTTAATAGGATTACCATTAGTGTCATTTTTAGATTGGCTAAATGTTTGTCCTGCTAATTCTGCTACACGATCACGTGATTTATTACTTGTAATATATTTTGCTGCAGCAGGTTCAAGGTCAGTTGGGTTAACATTTTGTTCGCTTGCACCGTAAATATCCATAAATTTAGACACACGTTCAACTAACATACCATCAGTATCTTCAAACCATTCACCTTGCATACGTTCAGGCAATATAGCATGTAACAATTTTTCAACTCTGCTCATACTATCAACTTGCCAATACTTAATCATTGTATAACCAATAGTAAACTTAGTGCTGTTTAGTGCGTTTTCTCTGCTTGGTACGTTAATACTTTTGCCAACTTTTTTCTCAGTAAGTGAACTAATATCCTTACCGCTATAGTGATAATAGCCACCAACGTAGATATAACCTGAATCTGTCATATGGGTAATCTCCATGTAAATTTTAGGTATTGTAGCAAAACGATAATAAAAAAGCACAGACTAGCTGTGCTTTTAAGGATTGAAATTATCCTAAATTACTTTGTTTTGGTCATGCTTTGTGAAGCGTGGTTAACAAAGTTGTACATAGTTTCTGCAGTTTTAAGGACTTGTTCAATGCCTGGGAACTGAGGCATACCTACGGTAGTTGTGACAACACCTTTATCATCACGTTGTACGCTCATTTCCCAACCGTGAAACTTACTATGGTATTCCTCGCTGATTAGGTCTTTAGCCATTTTAAGGATTTCTGTACGGATTTCATAACCGTTTTTGTTGAATTTTACTTCAGTTTTTGGTAGATCAAAATTAGACATGCTACTCTCCTTTCTGTGTGTATGTGTCTATCTTGAGTGCACCCTATGTGCGCTCAAATGTATTTATACTATATACTATTGTATATTACAATTTTTTAGGATGACGTGGGGTTAAAAAATCCCATTCTTCACCAAGTACATATTGATGGTGCAATTTTTCATCAATATAGGCAACAAGTGCTAATGAACCAAGTATAAAATAAGCCAACATCATATTACTTTCCCATCAATTTTACTGCACTTTGCCATTTACCCCTGCGTGTTAAATGACTAGCTAACAACCCTTGACACCATATTTCGTATATCATTTTTAAAATTGTCATTGCCATTTTCCCATGCCACGTTGATATTCACTCATAAATCTGCGAGCACGTGCTTGCCCACTTGCTTCTAAGGTTTTAAAAATTTTATAAGCGATACTACTTAAAAAAGTAATCATTTGTTATATTCCTTGTAGGATTTGTATTCAAACTCTTTAATATAACTATCAAGAGTTGCAGCATCTGTAATGCTTTTTGTACTTAAATAACGCTCCAAACGATGTTGGTAACCATCTTTTGGAAACATTTCAGCTAAACGCTCAAGGATATTGAGCATAAATTGTGATATTAACATTTTCAATCTCCATGTGTATGTGTATCAATTTTATTTATATGTTGCAGTGCGTCAAAGACTTAGGATAAAAAAGGCACCGAAGTGCCTTTTATACTGTTTGATATACTTCATCAAACTTGATTAACGCTAACTGCCTAGCTAACCATAACCTAAATTTAATTCTTGGTGATATATCATCATTTTCTGTAACGATTCTAATTCTAGTAAGATTACGTCCTATACTATCATCAAATACATAAACTTCATAATCATCATCAAAATCTTGTTTAGGTTGTAGTACAACGTCTTTATGACGTGCTAAAATTATTTTTTTGCAGGAGCGTCTTTCTTTTCTTCTTTCTTAGCTTCTGCTTTAGGAGCGTCTTTCTTTTCTTCTTTCTTAGCATCTGCTGCAAATGCGCTTACTGCGAAAAGTGCAGCAAATAGTGTTGCGAATAATTGTTTCATGATATTTCTTTATAAAAAATGCTCTCTTATCCTTACGGACTAAGTTAATATCTCGCAGAGCAACTTAATATTAACTATACTATTACTATTAACGCATGAGTAAACAAAAAGTTTACACAATAATTATTTATTTTTAGCCACCACGCCCACTTCTACGTACCACTGTAGCATTACCAAATCCTTTACTAGGTTTGGGTGATGGTGGTTTAAACCCACCTTTTTGTGGGAATTGCTGTTTAGCCTTGGCTTCATTAGCCATATTAATAAATGGATTTTTTGATTTCTTTTGCTCAGTCATTGTTTTCTCCTTTAACAGATTGTAAATAATCGTACACACTGCCATACAGTAACATCATGGTACCAATACGCTCATCATATAATTTTACTTGAATATGAAATTTTTTAAATGTACCGTTACCATTTAGAAATTCTATGTAGTATGGACTTTTAATATGCTTGTCTAAATCAAGCAATGTTTTAGCATCTACAGCAGTGCGATAAGTTTTCATTCTATTATCTATATCCCACATTTTTACTGTAGTGCTGCTTATTTTAGCTTCTTGAAATCGTTTTTCACCATAATCAGATAGTCGCCACCCACCTTGGGGACGTTGGTCCATCCAAAACATTTCAGGTAAATGTAGATCAATAGTGTTTTCAGTCAACTGAAGAATTTTAGCTGCAACTGCCATTCTGTCAGAAAGTGGGTTCATGCGTCAGGATAAACTTTAGTTCCCTGATTCAAGAATACAACAGAAAATTTATCTGTCATAAATTGTTTATTGAGTTTTTTACAAAGATTGCGAGCGTGGCCTGGGTTGCTGAAGCTTGTTTTTTTATACTTGGGCACAGCATTGCTATCATAATGATGACTATTTTTTAAATTAATAGGTTGATCATCATAAAAAATAGCCCAAATACCTGCTGCTTCTAACACTTGGTCAACTTTATATGTTTTCTTGTCTACCATTTCAACAAGAATTTTAGGCTGTGAACGTGACATTAAAATCTACCTCCATTAACTTGTACTTCAATAACATCGGTAGTAGATTGCTTTTCTATTACTTTGTCAGCGAGCAATTTAGCGATCTCATCACGTAAAGATCTTGCCTCACTAAGTGGCATTATAAAGTCACGATTTGATGTATTATCAATAGCTCCAACTCTGTCAATAAACTTTTTTATGTGAATCATATCAATATTTATGCAGAATTTGCCTCTTCCAAAGTATTGTAAGGACCATGATAAGGATATCGCTGTACAAAAATATACTTTGGGCAAAAGAGAACTTGCCATACATCATTCATTTTAATCTTAAAATATCCTGCAGCATGGTAACATTTACTCTTGTTTGTCTTTGTGTAAACGTGTAATTTTCGTTTTACATCATATACATTATTATATGTTTTACCCTCAGTAGGCCATTTAGCAAATGGTATATGTGCGTTGTAATGTTTTTTATGTGGTTTTTCAAACTCAATGGACTTGGTTTTTTCAATAGATTTAGTATCATCAAAATGTGTGATAGTACCATCGATTGATCTAAAATCATATCCATTACCACTTGCTTCAACATTACCTATTTTGTGGTTGCCATCTGTAACCACCCAATATTGGTTTTTAATAATTGGTTTAGCTTTAAGTATCATGTAAATAATTTATCTCAAAAATAGCCGCTTGTAAAGCATTTAGGATATATTACTCATCAATCTCGCCAAAATTTGTAATATATCTATTTCGTAAAGGACTAGCAACATCAAACAATCCTGATTCAACAAGCTTTAGAAAAATAGGATTGATGGGCATACCTATAAAATTAGTATTTGCAATAACAGGTATTTTATCATCAGAATAGTCTAGTTTCATATTGCCAATAACATAGCCTGTACCATAAGATTCATCAACATCATATTTAACAAAATCACCAAGTTTAAACATTTTCTTCATCCTTTGCTATACGTGCGTTTTTTAAATCAAACCAAGCTAATACTTCTTTTGATTCTAAATCTCTAACTAAATTTTTAATATGTAAGGTTAATTTATGTTTTTGATAGTCATAAGCAGGTTGGTTGTTTATTGCTTCATCCCAATCACGTGTATTAAATGCACCACAATAGTAAAGTTTTTCAAACGTTTGCTGTAAACATGTTTTCATTTGTGGAGTGCAATATACACCTGATGATATTTCCATAGCTAAACACAAAGCTTGTGCATGTGTCATCACTAAACCATTCCAATAAACAATATACTCATCATATTTTGGAAGATATACTAAAACAGGTTTAGCATCAAGTATACTCCAACTATGTTCAGGTCTATTCATATTCTTCCATTGAAGTAAATTTCCAAGCACTGATATCATTCTGTACAATATTTTCAATCAACCCATCAACAGGGCGATACCCATAGGTACAATATTTTACTAAACGTTTTGCAGCTTGTGGTTGTAGCGGATAATTCATTCGCAAAATTTTATGACGAATATCACTTGCAGTATGTTCACCCATAACCCAATTTGTACCATCTGTTCCTATTTGACACACACTAATATCAAAACTATTAACTACATCCTGTAAACTATCATAAAAACGTTTAGTGATAATTTGTACAGTCCAATACCGTCTAATCTTTGATTTGGAAACATAAGCGTAAGTTAAAGCATTTTCTGTATGATATTTTTCTTGTACAGTAGCCTGAGCATGTAATCTTTGTTTTAACTCTTTTACTTGATTACTATCAACACAAAAAATATCAATATCAGCTTGATCTATGGGTTTATGTTGATACCATTGTAAACATGACCCACCCGCAATAAAAGGACCTTGTGGTGTGGGACATATTACCCTAACAGGTTCTTGATCATCTGCATGAACTAAAGGATAATCCTTCTTAGGTTCTTCAGGTTTACCAAATAAATCATCAAAAGAAAAGCGACTCATGCAATTTTTTTATCTTGGAGCAAAGTTTCAAAAGTGCCAAACAATTGTTCAAATTTTACAGCATAAATTGTTTCCAACCCTAGCAAATAGTTTGAAATTTGATCCTTAGTAAAGTTATCATTTTCAAGCACTTGCACGTTTAACAATTTAATTTCATCCGTAATACCCCAACAACCTAAAATTTGTTGTTCTAAATCAAAACGATCTGCCATCATATTCTCCTATACCAAAACGTTGTTGTATAACTTGTTTTACTGCAATAAGTGCTGCGTTCCAACTTGGTGTATCGTAGGGGTCACCATCAGTGCCAACTCCACTATAACCACGCAAATCATCGCATACATTGGAACATTCTGCAAGCACTAATTCAGTTAATTTCATTAAATCTGCTAATGCAGGTTCACTATGTACACCATATTTTGGGCTAGCATATTCTGTACGTAATACATTTGCTTGTCTAGCTATTTCAATAATTTTACTGTTCATTAATTTACGCTCATGTTTCTACTACAATTTTTACCACAATTTTCTGTCCAATTAGTTGATCCTTGGCAATTAGTAAAATAACGATAATTTCCACCGTCAACAAATCTATATACAGTGCATCCATCATGAGTAAACAATTTATCCACTTTAAAGTCTACACCTGCTGCAGTAGTTGACTCAGGTTGTTTTGCACTACAAGAAATTAAAGTAAGCAGTGTGAAAAATATAAGAAGGTATCTCATTTTTCAATTCCAAAGTGTTTTAATATAATACGTTCACATCTTTTATATAATGCTTGATCAACTTTATATTCAATATCGCTTTCATAAAGGTTGGGTTCTAATGATAGTAAGCATTCTTGTATAATAAGGTCAGCAAACTTTTCTATAGCCTTATGATCATAGTCATCCATACTATCCCAACAACCTTGGGCGGTCAGTCCTGCACGATACATTAGATCCTCAAGGCGACTATTCATTCTTCAACTCCGAAATGTTGTTGGATTCCTCTGGCAATCTGCTCTTGGCTAGGAGGCACAGCCCATCTTGTTTCTTTAGCCACATCAGCACATTCCTGAACAATCAACTCGGCGAACTTTTCTCTACCTTTTTCACACGCAAACAAAAGACTGATGATTTCTGCTGGAGTGGCTACTCGCCATTCGCCATCTTCTCGGCGAAGAATTTCACGATCATTGTAATCCCACATGCCATCTATTACAGGTAGTTCAGCCTGTTCAGCCAGTTCCTTAATTCGTTCGTTCATTCTTCTAATCCTAATTCTTTTGCCAGCCCCAAACAAAACCAGTGACAAAACCTATCACATAACAGGCCAGCAGTGCCAAACCAATCTCGTTCATCATTCAACTCCAAAGATATTTGATTAAGGCAGCAGCAAATAACAAGTGTATAATACCTTTACAAATAGCAAACACACTTGTCCAGAAAAAGTGTAATTCTAATCGATTCATCATTCAACTCCGAAATGTTCTTTTAATGAAACCACTCCAAGGTTCAACCCGCCCTGAATAGGCATTGGAACTCCTGACCTTTTTATTTTTTCCAGTTCGGAAATACATTCTCTAACAATCAACTCGGCGAACTTTTCAGCAAAGTATACATGTTCTTCGCTAGCAAAAGGTGCATGAGCATCTGCCCAATCTTGAGCTTGTTCAGCAAGTTCTCGTATTTTCTTGTTCATTATACTTTCCTATTAAGGACAAACCCTTTAAAGTAGATAAAAAAAGCTTTAGTAACATGCTTCATTTGACGTAAATAATATTGACGGTATGACATTATTCCATTCCAAAATGTTCTTTAATGGCTCGTGCAGTGGCACTATCACCATTAAACACTGCAAGTTTAACACATTCAAAAAGAATTAAATTAGCAAATTGCTCTAGATCGGGTTGTGCAAATGGAATCTCAAAGCCTAACCTGTCATACTTTCTTGTAGCCTGTTCAGCTAATAACTTAATTTGTTCATTCATTGAATTAGTCCTGTCAATAACATAATTACAGTAGCAATAAAAATTAAAATCATACCAATACCAACTATAACATCATGCATAAGCGATTCATTCATTTTTAATCCGTTAAGGGTCAATTATACAACTTTTAAACCTATCTTTAGTATCTAATACAACCTTACCCGATTTTTCTTTACATTTTGCTATATGCTGATCGGTAAAATAGTACTCTAATTGGATAACATAATGCATGCTAACACAGAAAAAAGCAATACCAACAACAATTTTAAGAATATTACTTAACATCTTTGGCAATTTGGGCAAGTTGTTTTAAATCATCATATGTAGTTTGACAATCATACAAAAACCACAGGATATCTGTCAACGGTTTTTTTTGATCAATCATATCCTGTAGCATATCTACTGTTCGTACATGTTGTACAAACATTGTTCCACCTGAGTACATTTTACATGCTCCAATAAAGTTCACTTGAAGGATCACAACAGCGTGGCGTATCTGCAGGAATCACAACTTTTTCACCTGTCATGTAGTTTTTAACAGTTTTCATTTCTTCAGTGGGTATTTCAACTTTTTCTACCTTCATCATCTTAAGGTAAGAATCAGACGCACACATTCTAATTGTGTTGGACTTCCCCATAATTTCAATAATGATCCAAGGGGTCATTTTGTTATTACCTGCAGGGGCAAGAAAGATTTTTTTGATAGTACCGAGAAGGTTACCTGCTGCGGAATCCCAAGAAATCGTGTCAGTTACATTCAAGTTCATCTCAATCTCCTTGTTAATCACCATACATGTAGTATATGAAAAAACAAGGAGTGTGTCAAGCGTTTTTTAAATGTTGATTTAAAACAACTACAGATCTTTTATTTCATCGAAACATTTAAGGCAAATTGCTTTATGTGCAGGTCCCCTGTTTGGACTAATAGAGGCATTACACATTCTGCATAGTATGAATGCGTGTGTGACAATTTGTCCCTTTTCAGCTTCGTAAATAGGGTTACCATCACTATAATATCCTAAAATTGGTTTGTCAGTGTTTTCCATATTAAAATTCAATCCATCCTGTTATAATATACTTATCATTGCTTATTGGTGGATTACCACGATGTGTATGTGTAAATCCTGCGGGAAACATTAATACTCTACCTGTTTCAGCTTTTACTCGTTTTGGGTAGTACAAGAACTCTGTTTCTCCACCTTCATCGACTGTATTTAGGTATACCGTAAAAGTTAATAATCTCACTGCTGTGTCTCTACTTGCAGTTTCACAATGCCAAATATGATACCCACCTCCAATCAATGTTTTCTGCATTCTAATTTGATGAATGCCATGACTATCTAGTGCAGAAAGAATATCAAATTTATCTGTGTAACTTTTATAAATATTGTCCCATAGAATTTTATTGAAGGTTGATGTTATTTCCCTAGATGCTTCCATTCTAACAATAATATCGGTTGCAGTAGGGAAAATTGTGATATCATCTTTTTCATAACGTGGGGCATAATTCTTTCTTGTATGTCCAAATCCCGAAGATGATAGCGCATCAAAAAATAGTATCGCTTCATTGCAAAATTCAGGACTAAAAACTTTATCCTCTATGTAAATAAAATCATTCATGTATTAAATTTCCAACATATGGTTTCTTTAACCAATCTAGATAATAATCTGCTGATTCTGATATTTTAATCAATTGGTATTTACCACAAAATCTCATAAATTCTATACCAATTTGCCCAACAGGTTTTTTATTTACAACTTCTGTTATGACTGTATCAAGTGCATCTTTGATTTCTTGTGGTTGCATAGTCAAATCAATAAGCACACGATTACGTTCATAATCATCTTTGACTTTGTGTTCTATACCGTTATGATCAACCCAATGCTGCTGCATAACATTGTTCCAATTAAATCCTTTTTTCTCACGATCAGCATAAGCTTCAATCAATCCAATGGTTTTTTTGGTGGATTTTTTACGTACACCTGGGTAAGCACTGAAAATATTGTCAGTACTATCACCACGCATACATTTTTCAAACAGTATAAATTGTGGATCACCTAATGTTTTATGCTCTTTGGTTTTGTTGTCAATTACCTTTTTACCGTTTTCATCAAAGTATCCATCAATGGTAATAAGTTGATTAGCTAAACTATTGTAACGTTGAACATTAGACGCAATCAATTGATCAAAGTCAGTATCACTACTTATAATAACATGATCATTATTTGGGTGAAGTTGGATAAAACGTGCAATGATATCGTCTGCTTCCGCATTATTACATCGTATGACTGATACATTGGTTTTATCGTTAAGAAACTTTATAAACTCATTGTAGGTATTATTAAACAAATCATCTAATTCTACTTCACTTTGTGTTTTTGCAGCTTCTTTAACCATACGGTTACGTTTGTATGGTTCGTAAAACTGTTTACGCCAACTACGTCCTTCAAGGGCAAAAACAACATGTACAGGTGCTTGTCCACTAAATTTGCGAACCATAGTGTGCGCACTTTGTAGTGTAAGATGTAATGCCATACCAACACGTTCATCATCGGTTTGGCTACGACTAGCAATATATTTTGATTTAAAAAATAAGTTAGCGGTATCAATAATGATGTACTTAACTGACTTCGGATCTTCCATTTCCAATGTTCCTTGATCTAACTACACGGATATCAGCGTCACGGTTTCTAGGATCAGCATCTTGTTGCTCGTATACTTCTAGTGCAATATTACGACAAACTGTTTGGAACCAACGATCAACAATATCAACATCGCTATCTGTTTCACGCAATTTGTAACCTGCTTTGATCAAGTTTATCACGAACTTATCGTTAAAGTCAAGTTCAAAACTTCCTGAATTAATATTACTTGGATCTACCTCAACACTAGTAATAGCTACGTAAGGTTCATTGTTATTAGTTGCAATTTCTTTTGGGCTAAGTTGCTCTTCTTTTTTCTTACGTTCTTTTTTTGCTTCAGTTTTTGGTGGTTCGGGTGGAATAGGTACAGGCTTATTCCACAATGCTTTTAACTTTTCAAACATAACAATCCTCTACAAGAATCATACTATTCTTTTTATGTTCTTCATACAGCTTAAAGCTAGCAAGATTTTTTGCTTTGCTTTCGCACATCATATCACCCCATACCCAATGAGACATTGCCCAACGGTTAACTGCACTGTTCCAAAAGAAATCACTATGTGCACGTAGGTCTTGTTTCTTATGACCACTTTCAGTTAATAATTGAAAGTTAGGCATAGTATGCTTATCGTGTTTTACCAATACATCCTCACGACTGACAGAATAATGGATGACAGGGCGCACACCCCTCCAACTATGTATAACCCTATCGATGCGTTCATCATCCAAGGCGATATACTGTCCTGTTTTACACCAATGGTGATGAATATCAAGGACAATAGGAACAATATCACTAAGTTGAAGGCAATCATCGAGTCCATAGGTTATTTCTTCGTTTTCAATTGTAATACAACTGCGGGATTCGGGTGAGAGTTTTGCATACGCACGTCTGAAACCTGTGGCACCTTGTTTACCCGCAAGGTGGACGTTGATCTTAAAGTCCTGAAAGCTTTTTCCAAACCCCATGTAACGGGCCATATCCGCATGATATTCAAACTCCTTTAACGAATTCTCAACAATATTCTCGTTATCACTAGCAAGAACACAAAACTGACCAGGATGAAAAGACAAACGTACACCGTTTTCTCTAGCACTATCACCAATAACTGCAAAATGGCGTTCAAGATATCGAACAACATCAGGTTGCTGATAGAAATAACTCCATGATGGCTCAGTGTATACAGGAAGGAGATCACTACTAAGGCGAACCATCCTAAGGTCTTCATCTAATTCTCCTACACGTTTGACTAGTAACCGTGTTGCTTCGATGTTACCCTTCATTAAGTTCCAAAGTTTATCTTCAGCAACACTGCGTACTTGTTTATTTAACCAAGTACGGGTTGTAGTACCTGTATTGTATTTCTTGCAATCATCAGTGGGTTTGATACCATTGACTTGATCAGCATTGTCAATCCATTTACAGGCAAATCCTAGTCTACGCATGATTAAGAATTCTCAATAAGTTGTGCGGCAAGTTCGTTAAGTTGTTTACGTGGAATAAACAACTCAAAAGTACTAGTCATTATACACTTATTTTTCTCTACATCCCACAGTTCTCGTGTAAACGTAACATTACGTAAATCAGTAGGTGATACACATGAATCTACATTCATGTATAGTTTAAAGTCAGGACGATCAACAAGATATTTCATAACTACCTCCATAAGATATCCTAATTATATCAGGATAATAATAAAATAACAATGTGGTATTTTTACCACTTTTCGGATTGATTGACCCGTTGCATTTCAGCCTCCATAACACGCTTGCGCAATGAACTTGAGCTAAAGCTATGGTCACGCCCATTATAAATTAATTCTATCCCACGGTCAAGGCATATCTGTTTTCCTGTAAAATCTTTATCTTTGTATTCAATACCTAGTATTCTCATATCAATAGGCAGAACAAGAAACAAATCTTCAAGGTCTTTTTCTGTATTGTAGATAACAATTTCATCAACAAAACGTGTAGCACTAAGTTGTATTTGTCGTTCTACGATAGACTGTACAGGTCGATTTTTTGTAGGTCTATCTAAACTAGCATCATTTTGTAGGGCAGCGATAAGATAGTCACAGTGTTGTTTGGCTTCAGATAACATAGCAATATGCCCTGCATGAAGCAAATCAAATTGGCTACAAGTAATACCAATTTTTAGACCACTATTTTTCAGTTCTTTTATACGGTTAAATATCATTTTTCAGCTTTATTAAAAAATTTAGTACGATTCTATATCCTGTTTTTGGATGCGATCCTGCGTGAAGTACGGATCCATCCATTAAGATTAATTGACCTTTTTTAGATTCAACCTTATGACTTATTTTGAATGGCTTTTCATCGTTTTCAAAAATATACGTAAAGCCATCTGAGTCGTTGACGTGATATATACCTACGACATACTTATCATCGGGTTTTATCACTTTTTTATCTTTAGTTAAACGATAATAATCGTAATGAGGAGGATTATAAAGTTTATCAGTCTTATAGAATGTTTGTAAATTAGCTTTAACTTTGACAATACTTTCTATTTTATTTTGGTCAATGTTAATATAATTTATAAATTTTTTAATAATTGGATAATATGGAGATATTATCTGATCATCTTCCATAAAAAGATGAGTTAAATGATAATATTCAAAAGTGTTTTCGTCAAAATAGTAATCTTTTCTGACTAGATCACCATTTTCATACGAAGTTTCTACCTCATGATATGTAGTTAAATTTAAACCATACCATGGAAAATTTATACGTGTAAATGTATCGTATATTTCTTGTTCAAAACTATAAGGTATTGATTTTTCAAATATGTATATAAAAGACATTAAACTTCCCCCACCTGTTATTTAGATGGGGGAAGTTTGGAAAATTAATAATCTGATTCCATCTTTTTAAGATCTTCTTCCCACATATTTTTAAAATTTTTATTTTTTAAAAATTTTTGGTATTGCTGAAAAGCGTAACTACGCATATTGGTTAAATCACGTTCATCATAACGATAACCATAATCCTTACAAAAGTTTAGATAATTTTCTAACTGTTCAAAAATTGGTTCGTTAGTACTGAAAAAGTTACGACCTTTACTTGCTTTACTCATACTGTTTGCTTCCTTAAATTTTAATTGATAAACTAGGTTTATAACTACGATAATGTTTGGTGATTGCTCCACCACTGCTTTCTGTAGTAGTAATTTTAATGTCACTATCTACAAAATGATTTGCTAGACGTTGGAAAAGTTCATCTGAGATTTTACTACAAAAATTTAAATCATCATCACATTTAGGTTTTCCAATATCAGCTTGATTTACATCTTTGATTACCTGATTAATTACAGAAATATCAAAGTTATTGTTTTTACATTCTACTTCAATTGATGTATTAAAAAAGTTTTTAATGCGACTTTTTTTACGAACATAAATTAAACTTTGCTCCAAGACACGTTGTTTGCGTTCTTTCATTGCAAGAGTTCTTTGTTCAGTATAATCCATTATCTTTCATCACTCCATATTTCGGTCTCACGACCACTTGTGGCTTCAAATTGTAAGCGTTCCAATCTAGTAATTTCATCTTTTAATTGTAGCTTACGTTTCTTTAAGGTTGTTACTTGCTCAGGAATATAACTCTTTTGATTTTCAATGTCAAGTATTTGTTTGTCAACAAAACGATGTAATTCTTCTAAATGCTTGATTCGCTCACGATATGGCATGATTACCCTCCTTTATGATCCTTTACCAAATTTAAAATCAAATCCATTTTTTCTTTAATTTCAGCAACAGCAGGATATTCTTTAGCTAATTTCTCAACTTCTCGCTCTTGCGCCATTTTATTTTTTGCCCATTCTAGTATTTCTTGCGTCTCGGTGTCAAGTTCTATGGTCGGATAATTCCAATTTAAGCATTTCCAATAACTACCATCATTAATTTCCAAACAATTAATGTTTGAATTCCAACGAACATGCCCTGCACCTTGTGCGCCTGGGCTGATGTAAATATCAGCGGGATATGTTTGGTTTACTTTTATACCTTTTCCTGTGTTTATAGTTTTAATCATAATTGTGCGGGTAACATATATTCGTAATTTGCTAAACCACTATCCACTGTAATGCGCATAGCGGGTGAGTCACTGATGTAGATGGATTTGTCGCCTGGGAGGTCCATGATGCTGATAAATTGTCTAACAGGCCATGAGTATGATTTTGTAACCTTACCCGTAACATTTGCTTCAAACACAAAATTACCACTATGTGTTGTAGCTTTACCCATATAAATTTTTAAATCATTGCCTTCTTGTTTTAAAACAAAGGTGTTTTCATCACTATTGGCTTGCATTTGTCGTTTCAATCGTTGGATATTTGCAAGCTTTGGTTCAAAGTGTATGTTCCATATTGCACCTGCGAACTTAACAGCTTTAACACGTTCTTTAACAAGTAACTCAGACATTAATCTATAATCATTAACAAAATCACCATTAGCAGTTTCAAAATGTATTGCAGTTGGTGCTCCTTCATTAGTTCGTGTCATTGTTATTGATGCGTTTTTATCATAATCCTCAAACTTTAAAATAGTCTTGAGTTTGGTTAAATTAGGCATACCAAACATACCAATAAAATCATCCTGTGCTGTATGGAATACTCCTTGCACAATAACAGTATGATCATCTGCTACTGCGTTAATAATAGTTGACTTGTCTGTACCTGTTACTTTAATAAGATCAATAAATCCTAATGAACAAGTATGTTGAATCAAGTCTAATAAATAATCTCTCATGTTTTATCCTTTGTATGATTATAAGACTCTATTGGTAATAATCAAGTAATTTAGATGTTTACTCAAACGTAAACAGCGAATCAAATGTATTATAAATGTTAGTGGTTCGTTCTAAGTCCCAATCAAGCCCACCTATTAAGTTATCAATCTTTTTATCTACCAACGTATATTCCATTTCTTTATCATTAAATGGTAATTCTGTAAACCATTTTGGCAACCGTAACTCATCTGTTGGGTACGCAATACTTGTAAAATTAAGAACATTGTTCTGTAACTTACACACAATAACCTTAGCACCATTAGTAATCTTAGTACTGTAGTTATCATGATTTAACTCACGTAAAAAATTCCAATTAAGGCTTGCACGAACGTGGCCTGGCATGTTGACTTTGCCATCCTTACTTTTCTTTAATTTTTGTTCATATAGTGTTAGCTTGTTAACTGCTTTAGGACTACCCTTGTTCCAACTAGGCATATCACGCAAACGTTTTTTAAATTCAATGATTTGCTGAATTGTATCTTCTTTGGTCGCACCTGCAAGTACACTTTCTAATACACTAAACAAAAATTCTTGAACAAACTTTGGTGTATCCGCACGTTTCAAATCTAAGCCCATGGCTTTGATTTTACCTGTAGCACCATTCTTATCTAAACGCTTACCCTCTTTGTCATAGATATTAACTGCATAACGTTTTTTCGTAATGAATAATCCACGATCAGCTACTAATTCACGACCTGCTACAATAATATTTCCATTCTTTGGTGGACAATGAAAAGCACGATGCATGAAATCAGGAAATGTTGAATTAACCGTATTACCTAGATCATCGTATATCTCAATCGCATATTCTTTAGTCCAATTCTTTCTTAAATTTTCGTCTTTTGACCAAATAGGCCATCCACTAAAATAACAAGAATCAGTATCGCCATAAACAATAGCTTCACCTGTGTGATCATATTCACCTGCAATTAATTCATTTAAGGTTGCACTCATGTGCTTGACAATTTGCCTACCTGTTAGTGTCGTACTTTGTCCAATACGCTTATCATAAAATCGACAATGTTGATTTAACAATGCACCATATGCAGAATTAAGCAAAATCTTACGTACAAGTTGTCGCTTATCAAAAAACTCTGCTTCTTCAGGAGTCTTGGCTTCTTTAAGTTGCTTTTGAATTTGTTTACGTTCGCTATACCATCTCGTCAACAACCCAGGTATCACCCCCTCATTCTCATAGGTAAAAATTGTACCATTAGCACTTAAGATCCATGGTTTGCCACTATCGAAAATAAGTTTATGCACCTCAGCAGCACTGAACTCTTGTGCTTTTCCACGTTCCCATTCTATGGTAATCATGGTATCACGCTCTTGGTTCATTACTGCGGTATATTCTAGTGTGCCAAATAATCCTTCCCATAAGATAGGACCATCTTCTCCTTCAACTTCTTCATCCTCCGCAACCTTACGATTCTTTTTCTTTTCACGTGCTAATTTTTGACTTTTGTCATATAAATATTGGTCGGTTAATGTTTGCTTAAGTTGTCCAACAATAGTTTCAGGTGCCATGTTTAATGCACGAATCGTTGATGGATATAGAGAATTCAAATCAACTGCAGCAATCCATTCATGAATACCTTTTTTAGGGTAAGCGACATATGCACCCGCAGCTTTGGTTTCATCTTCTTCAGTACGATATGGTTTATCAGGAATAATAAGCCCACGTGAATGTGCCTCATTAATAACAGCTTGTTCAATCATAGCTACACTACCCATTACGGTAGGCAACAACACTGTATTTTGATGTGCAATACTGTTTGCTAAATCTAAGAATTTAAGCTTAGCATGAATCTTATATAACAACATTGTATCTTGTCTGTTATATTCAAGAAATGTTTTCCAATCTTTGTTATAAAGTTGGTCTAGTGTGCCCTCATATTGGGTTTTCTTTTCTCCAACTTCCATTTCCCCAATATAATCTAATTTATAACTATGACGTTGTTCGTAGTTATACTTCTTGTATAATTCAAGATAGTCCATGTGTACTCGACCAACCAAGTCATAAGTGACTTGTTTTTGGTCAAACTGCACAAATTCACGTTGGCGTGGATATTGATTAAACAGACAAAATCTGCGAGTATCATCCTTAGACATAACTTGGGTAACACGATTAACCATGTATGGAATATCGTATCCTCCACTATTCCAACCTGTTAGTACGTCTGCATCTTCAATCAGGTCAAAGAACAAGTTAAACATTTCAATTTCATTTTTACAAACTATGGTATTTTCAAAATGCTTAACAGTTTCTTTAACTTGTTCTTCAGTATAACCTGTAGGTGGAATACATAATGTAATTAATGCGTCCATCCAATCTAAGTATAAAGAGATTGAGTTTACTGCGTTGAATGGGTCATCAGTTGGGGCAAATCCTTTATCAGGATCAAAGTTTACCTCAATATCAAAAAAGCATACATGCAAGTTTGGTGGTGGCATATCCAAATAATTATCAGATAAGCACCTAAAAACAGGATTAATATCACTTTCAAATATCTGTGATTTAGTCCGATGTATGCGCAATTCTTTTATGAATTCATTTTTGTTTGACGCTGTAATTTTAGACAAGGAATCTCCGTATACACTACGGTATTTTCCTTTTGGGTCAGTATAGTAAAAAAGGTATTTTGCTTTGTATTCTTGATAAATGCGTTTACCTTTTTTATCACGTTCGACAATGTGAATTTTATCAGATTCACG